GATGAGGAAATTGTGATTAGTTTAGATAAACTGATACGAGAAGAAATGAGAGAGTGTTTAGACATAGACAAATACCTAGAAGAAGCTCAAAAAATTAAAGATAAGAGCGAATTAAGAAAGTTCATTGACAATTTACCAGAAAAAATTTCATCTCATCCGAAGATGTGCTATTTCGTTAATGAGAATTTCATCAAGGAAGAATCAAGCGGAAAAGATTTAGTTTATTACTGTGGATATACATCTAAATACTGGAATCCTGACATAGCAATGAGTGAGGGAGTAGGAGGAAGTGAAGAAGCAGTTATCAACCTAAGTAAAGAACTGGCTAAGAAAGGTTGGAACATAACTGTCTATAATAACTGCAAGAAAGAAGGTGAATGGGACGGAGTTAAGTATCGTCATTACTGGAAATACAATGTTCGAGACAAGCAAGACGTTACGATAATTTGGAGACATCCGAAACCTTGCGATTATGAAATAAACTCTACTAAAGTATTCATAGATTTGCACGATGTAATTTCCGATAAAGAGTTTAACAAGAAACGATTAGATAGAATAGACAAGGTTTTTGTTAAGACCAAAGCTCATCGTAAAGTATTCCCAAGCATACCAAACGAAAAGATTGCAGTTATCCCCAATGGAGTGGACACTTCGCTGTTTGAAGAAAGAGTGGAAAGAAACCCTTATCTTATTCTCAATACCTCTAGTCCCGATAGGCATCTTGATGCTACTCTGGATATTTTTGAGGAATTGATTGCAAGACAACCTGACAAACCTTGGAAACTAGCTTGGTATTATGGATGGGGAGTATATGACCAAGTCCACTCTAACAACAAGGAAATGCTGGATTGGAAGAATGAACAGATGGAACGCTTTAATAAGCTAGTGGAACAAGGAAGAGCCGAAGGAGGATTTATGTTGAATCACAAAGAGATAGCTAAAAAGTATTTGGAAGCAGGTATATTTCTATATCCAACTCAATTCTTTGAAATACATTGTATCAGTGCTGTAAAGGCTCAATTATCAGGATGTAAAGTTATTTGTTCTGATTTCGCTGCTTTAGATGAAACGGTCCAATACGGGATTAAGATACATACTGACGCTGAAAAATGGGAGAAAGATTGCACATTCGGAGATTATAACCCAGCGTATGTTGACGCTATTATTCTCTCTAAAGAAGAAGATGGCAGACAATGGGCTAAAGATAATTTTAATTGGCTAACAATTTCAAATCAATGGAACGAAAGATTATTTTAATCACGGGAATAGATGGATTTGCCGCTTCTCATCTAGCTAAGTATTTAGTTGATGAAGGACACGAAGTGCACGGAACTATCAGGATTATTTCTGATAGGTTCAAATTAAAAGACATCGCTGATAAGATAACCACTCATTTAATTGAGCTGACTGACTCTTTTTCAGTCAATAAGGTTATTCAGGAAGTTAAACCAGATGATATTTACCATTTAGCGGCTCAAAGTTATGTTAAGGCTTCTTGGGACAGTCCGGTAGAAACATATTCGACTAACGTGATAGGAACAGTTAACCTGTTTGAGGCTTGTCGCAAGCTAGAGAAACAACCAGCAATTCTCGTAACCTCAACATCAGAGATTTACGGAGCTAAGGACGGAAGTTTGAACGAAGAAACTAGACCAGAACCAAACACCCACTACGGGATATCGAAATATGCTCAAGATATGATTGCCAGACTTTACCACAGGGCTTATGGAATGAAAGTAATGGTATCAAGGTCATTTAATATAACAGGATACGGAAGAGGAGATGTGTTTGTAGATTCTAATTTCGCTAAACAAGTAGTAGAAATCGAAAAAGGAGTTAGAGAGTCAATCAAACACGGAAACCTTGAAAGTGCTAGAGACTTTACAGATATAGGAGACGTTATAAAAGGTTATGTAAAGATTTTAAGAAGCGAACGATGGGGAGAAGTATTTTGTTTAGCTTCAGGAGAACCAGTAAAAATACAGACAGTTTTAGATACACTTATAGAACTTTCAGGCAAAGACATTAAGACCGAATTAGACCCAGAAAGAATGCGACCAGTTGATACTCCGACAATGAAAGGAGACGCTACTAAAGCTAAAGAAATTTTGGGTTGGTCAAGAGAGATACCTTTAAAAGAAAGTTTAAATAATTTGTTAACTTATTGGAGGGAAAGACTATGATTTCACTAGCTACGTCAACAATTACAAAAGAAGTCCGAGATAACGTGAATAAAGCGTTGGACGACAATAGAATTTCAGGTGGTGATTTTATCGCTCAATTTGAAGAAGCAGTTGCCAAGTATCACGGAGCTAAATACGGAGTATCAGTTTGCAATGGAACAATGGCTGATATAGTAGCTCTGGCAGCTTTAAGAGCATTACATCCAGAAAAAGATGAGGTTATCGTTCCAGCACTTACATTTATTGCTCAAACCAATTCAGTGCTAGTAAATGGGCTTAAACCAATATTTGTAGATGTAGATTCCGATTGTCAGATTAACCCAGAACTGATTAAAATTACTGAAAAGACACTAGCGATAATGCCAGCTAATCTATTAGGAAAAGATGCCAACGTAGACAAGCTAAAAGAATTCGGAGTCCCTATAATCGAAGATAACTGTGAAGCCTACGGAATAAGAAACGAAGTCGAGATGTCAACCTATTCATTTTTCCCTTCACACACCATTACAACAGGAGAAGGAGGAATGATTTTAACTGATGACGATAAGTTATACGAATTGCTGAAGGCTTGTAGAAATCACGGACGGCTGAAAACTGATATTCTGAATATGTTTCATTTTCCAGTATTTGGATTAAATGGAAAGATGACCAACATCGAGGCGGCTATCGGTTGTGCTATCGCTCCATCAGCTAACGAAGTAATTAAGAAACGACATAAGAACGTAGAATTATATAATAAGATTTTAAATAAAAATTGGTATGCCTATTCACCTCATTGCTATCCAGTGTGGTATGAGAACGAGGAAAAAAGGAATGAAAAACTGTTAGAATTAGATGGGAACTTGGTAGAGGCTAGAAAATTATTTAGTTGCATTCCGACAGTTGAGTATAAACTAGGAGGTGATTATCCAATGGCTGAAATGATTAGTAGGACTGGGTTATTTGTTCCAGTTCATCAAGATTTAACTGAAGAAGATATAAAAACAATATGCAAGATAATCTAAACCTGATTGTGTTTTCAAAAAATAGACCAATGCAATTACAGGCAACGATAGAAAGCTCAAGATTAGGATGTTTCGATAATATAGATGTAATTTACAAATCAGATGACGAATACAAAGAAGGATATGAAATTTTAAAGATTAGATTCCCAAAAGTTAATTTTGTAGAGCAGACAGATTTCAAAAAAGATTTACTAGGATTATTCAAATATGAATGGACTTGTTTCGCTGCCGATGATGATATTTTTTACGGACAGTTTGACAAAAGTATCCTAAAAGAAATTACCAATGATGTTGTATGTTTTAGTTTAAGGTTAGGGATGAATATAAATTACTGCTATTCCAATGACAAACCTAACCAAATTAAGAATTACGAAGACAAAGGAGAATTTATAAAGTTTAATTGGCGAGAACAAGAACTAGACTTCGGTTATCCACTATCAGTCATCTCGCACATATTCAGAACAACGCAAATAAAGGCTCTATCTGAAAAAGAGGTATATAGTAACCCAAACATATACGAAGGCGTCTTGCAGAGGCATTTAGAGGGCTTACAAGCGAATATAGTGGCATATAAACAGAGTAGAGTATTCGGAGTTCCGGCTAATAGAGTTAATGACACCAACGCCAACAGAAACGGACTCAAAAACCCTTACACTACAAAAGAACTTAACGATATGTATTTAAGTGGTAAAACTATAAAAATAGATAAGAATTTTGATATAAACTCAGCGCAACAAGAGATAGAATATGAATTTGCATAATCTCTACACATATTGGGAAGGACCGAAGCCAGACTACATAAAGATGTGCCAAGAAAGTCTTAAAAATAGCAAAATGAATGTTATTATTCTTGGAAAAGACGACTATCCAGAACTTAATGGAATGAAAATTAACCACAAGACAGATTATCTAAAGGATTTTGGATAGACGCTGATATGATAGTAATGAAAGACCTTAGACCACTCATAGAATTAGTTAAAAAACACGGTTTTTGCGGCATACCAGGATTTTTTGGATCAACAAGAGACGACGAAATGTCAAAGAGATGGTTTGATGGTATTAAAAAAATAGACAAAGACCCGACATTCAGTGATTTGATTCAACCATTATTAAAAGACAAAGAGTTTAAAGAATTTAGAGTGTTCACAAAAGAAATGATTTGCCCGATTTATCATACTGAAGACGAATTTTGGAAACTATTTAAAGATGAAGATATAGAAAAATACTCAACTGAAAATAATTATGTTTTTACACTGTATAATTCACAGTTTTCAGATGAATTTAAAAAAATGAAAAGCGACCAAATTTTAGGACAGCCCTGGTTAATATCTAAAGTATTTAAGAAAGCCCTATGTTCTGCACAATAATTTGTAGTTACAATACTCCAGAAATGACAGATAGAGTGGTTAAAGAACTTCTCAGGGGAAAAAAACACGATATTTATGTTTTAGATAATTCCAGCAATGAAGAACAGGTTTATAAAAACGATAAAGTCGAAGTCATAGATTTAGGAAGAGAGAATGTTGGATTTGGAGGAATGCACGATTATATTTTTACTGAACCAAGATTTAGAAAATATGATTTTGTAGGAATTTTTAATAACGATATATACGATATACCAGAAAACTATTTTGAAACTATTGAAAAAAACATAGACGGAAGCGAAGGAATAGTAAGTTCAGCAATCAAAAAAGACGGAAGCGGTTGGGAGCAAATGTGGAAAATACACCAAGACGGGAAAAGACAGGTATTCCATGTAGAAGATATTGCTTGTTATTTTAATACAAAGTTATTTGATAGATTCGCAGAATTTATACCTTTTCAATGGTATGGAATTACAGATATTCAGACATCTCAATTAGCACTACAAGCAGGATATAAACTTTATATTATTGATGACATAGAAATAGGACACGAACTAGGTGGAGCAAGAAAGAAAGTTGGTTCATATAAAAACTATCTTAACGATAGTGGGAATAAGATGAATGAATGGTTTGATAGGTTTCCAGAGCTTAAGAAGTTATATGCCGATTATCTAAAACAGATTTCAAGAAAAGTTTGTGTAGTTATCCCGAATTATAACCATAACGATTTATTAAGAAATTCCATAGAAAGCGTTTTAAATAATAAAACTAAGTGCGACATTATAGTAGTTGATGATTATTCAGACATTGACCCATACGAAGATATAAAAGACCTCCCGATAAGATTTTTAAAACACGATAGGAATAGAGGATTAGCTCAAGCCAGAAATACCGCTATCGCAAGCACAAAGGCAGAATACATTTTACCTTTAGACGCTGATGATGAACTTTATCCAAATGTAATTGATAAAATGTTAGAACAAGTAGGAGATGTGATTTATGGAAACCTTGTGTGGAAAGATAATGATATACAATTAAAACCAACAGTAGAAGTGAGATTAGATAAGTTTTTGGATAATAACCAAATATTTGGATGTTCACTATATAAAAGGGATTTATGGAAAAAGATAGGTGGATATTGGGAAAAATATAAAGAATTTTATGAAGATTGGGATTTTTGGGCTAGATGTGCAAAAGTAGGAGCAAAATTTAAGTATATTGATTTAGATATTTATAAATACGGAGGAACAACAGGAGGAATGTGCGATAGACTTGGAAAAAATAGAGAAGAAAATGTGAAAATAGTAAGAGAACATATATGCTCATAACTGGACACAAAGGATTTATAGGTAGTTATTTATTTAAAAAAGTTGATGCTATTGGTATTGATAGAAAAGAAGGAAATGAACTTTTAACATGCGATTTACCTGATACGGATATAGTTATACATTTAGCAGCCCAAACAAGTGTAGTAGATTCAGTTGCAGACCCAGAACAGGATGCTAAGGATAACATTTTAGTAACATTAAGACTATTAAAGAGATACCCAAAGGCAAAGTTTATTTTTGCTTCATCAGGTGGAGCTATACAGGAAATAATCGGTTCGCCTTATGGATTGTCAAAATTAGCGTGTGAAAATTATATTAAACTGTTACATAACAACTATGTGATACTAAGATTTCCTAATGTATTCGGAGAAGGTGGAAAAGGAGTAATAGAAAAGTTTATTGAAGGAATGCCTACAATTTATGGAAGTGGCGAAGCAACAAGAAATTATGTTCATGTCGAAGATATAACAGATGGAATAATTAAAGCGTTAGATTGGGAAAAAGGACTATACATGATGGGAGGTGGAACTCAAGCAACAGTTAATGAGTTAGCAGAATCAACTGGAAAAAAAATAACATATACAAAAGAAAGAGAAGGAGAAATATTAGTTTCAAAAGTAGAAAACACTACACCTAACTGGAAACCAACAATTAACGCCATAGATTATGTTAAAAATAGCTGTTCTAACAGTCGCATATAAAGAGGAAGAATATATTGAAAAGTGTGTGAGACAATGGAAAGGATTAGTAGATAAGCATTTAGTTTTAGTTTCAACTCATCCTTGGAACGGAGTAAATCTAGGATTTGATAAGACCGCAGAAATAGCCAGAGAAAATGGTGCAGAAGTTATTGAAAGATACTGGGAAACAGAAGCGATGCAAAGAGACTGGGGATTAGCGATACTAAGATATTATGATTATGTTTTGATAGTTGACCCCGATGAATTTTACACGCTAGAAGATAGAAAACAAATTATAAAATCTCTAGGTATGGGAGAGTATACAGATGCATATCGAGTAGAAAAAATGATTACTTACTGGAAAAATACCGATTACATTTTTGACCCAATAGACAAACATAAACCAGTCGTGGCAGTCAATCCAAAGACAGTAAGATTTTACGAACATAGACAAACTCAACCTCACGACAATAGTTATCCATTCCAACAGTTTATGCCAACAATTAAAGCAACCTGTCATCATTTTAGTTGGGTTCACTCGGACGAAAAAGTGCAAGAAAAAATCCAAAGTTATTCCCACACTGACGCGATACCTTTCGGATGGTATGAAGATGTATGGGAAAAATGGACACCAGATTCAAATTTAATAATTAGACCTTACGGGGAGAAATCTGTGGCTAAATATAGCCCAGCTCCTCAAGAAATATTGTGTATTTGAACAATGCCTCGCTCCCGAGAACAAGTCTAAGGGGTGAAACAAGATATATAACAAATTCAACCTCAACGACATATACAGATGCCGATATTAACGGTGCAATAAATGTCTATTATGACCTGTTTTGCACTGAAATATTGGAATCAATGGATGATTGGGATTTTCAAGGAGAAATAGCAACAAGTTCTTTAGTTGCAAACCAGCAAGAATATGTTTTTCCTTCTGACATTTTAAAGATTAAAAGAATTGAAATAACTTATGATGGAACTACTTGGTATGAAGCACGACCAGAAGATGTCAATGAACAAGAATATGATTCTGGTTCGGTAGCAAGAATAAACGACAATTACGACCAGTCAGAACCAAAATACGACCTAATGGATAATTCATTATTCATAAAACCAGTCCCAACGACAGCGGTGACTAGCGGACTAAAAATATGGTATGAAAAACTAGTTACTCAACTATCCGCCGACACAGACGAGCCAGTAATTCCAAGACCATTTCACAAAGGTTTGTGTTATGGAGCGGCTAAAGATTACTTTGAAAAGAATCTAGAAAAAGAGGGAATGACATCAAAACTAAACAACGCTAATCAAAATTTAGAAAATATCATAACTCGTATGAAAGCATTTTATCGCAAAAAAGACCAAGACAGACAATATAATGTCGAGGTTGAAAATACTGATTACGATTATGGTAACGAATAAAATGAATGATTTAGAAAAAAAATATGGTGTGAGAAAGTGCAAATGCGGAGAAACATTGATTCCGCATAAAAATTGGTTTAAAAATGTAATTATTTACAAGTGTCCAAAATCAAATTTATTTAATAAGAAAAATCATTCTGTTAGCAGAGCATTTTTTGCAAATGCAAAAGTTCTGAAAATAGGAATGACAAACTAAAATGGCAACATCAATGTCAAAAATTAACAGCTTTGTTGAAAACTTAGCTGAAGGGGCTATCAATCTAGGAGGTGCAGGTTTGACGGTAGCTTTAACAAATACTGCTCATACAGCGACTTGGGACGAGTTGGCTGACCTCACACAAGTTAGTTATACAAACTTATCGTCTAGGGTTATTACAGTAACTACATCCGCGCAAACTGACGGAACTTATAAATTAGTCTTGGCTGATTTAGTTCTTACTGCTTCGGGAGCAGTCGGTCCGTTTCAGTATGTCTATGTGTATGATGATGGTTCTACTGGAGATAAATTGTGTTGGTATTATGATTATGGTTCAGCTGTAACTTTGGCTGATACTGATACCTTTACGCTAAATTTTGATGGAACAAATGGAGCATTAACATTAGCCTAAATATTGAATATTACTAAATGGCATCTCTTGAAATAGAAACAATTAAATCATTAACTCAATTTGCTAATCTTAAATTTTACGCTCGCTTCGAGAGTGGTGCTTTGACGACTGACAGTTCAGGAGAGGGACATACTTTAACTGCTATTTCCGACCCAGCCGAAGATGCTTCTGGTAA